ACACATAAACTAAAAACTAAATAGGAGTAATAATAAAATGGTACAAAGAAACGGTTTACACATATCAAAAATGACGGGGAAACTCGAAGGCTTTCAAGCAATATCAACTAACACAACAACAAACGATTATTGCAAAAAACAAAACGCGGTAGCTAATACGAAAAACATTTGTACACACTGTTACAGCCATACAATGTTGAAAAGTTACCGCAAAAATATGCAACCAGCCTTGCAACACAATAGTGACTTTCTCTCTAGTCGCGTGCATGATTTAGATTATTTACCTACAATCCTTCAAGCGTTCTTTAGATTTAACGCGCACGGGGAACTGATAAACCTTATACACTTAGAGAACTTGGTAAACATAGCTAAGAAAAATCCACATTGCCGTTTTGCTTTATGGACAAAAAGAAATGATTTAATCGTTAAGTATTTCAAAGATAACGACAAGCCAAGCAATTTTGTTTTAATCTATAGTAACCCAATGATATCGACTGTAATGGGAAAGCTTCCGAAGCATTTTGATAAGACGTTTAACAATGTGTTAGAGAATGAAAAGAAAGAATTACAAAATTGCACAGGGCAAAAATGCAAAGATTGTCTTTTGTGTTATGCATTGAATGACGTAAAAGTAATAGTAGAAAAAGTTAAAAAATATTAATCTTAAAAATAGGAGTTAAAATAAAATTATGACTAATGATCAAACAATATTAATCGCTTTATATGCGCTGATATTTACACCATTAATTATATTTTTGCTGTACTTATGGGTTGAACAATGGATCATATACCGACAAGAAGAGGAGAAAAAAAGAAAATGATACAGAAATTAAATAAAAATGATACCAGTACTTTTAATGCTGTTAACAAACTTAAAACCAGAAAGCTTTCAAAACGCGATAGAATGCAATCTCGACCAGATAAAACGTGGATTGCACCACCACAGAAACAATTATTAGACTATCAAAGATCGATAAAAGATTTATTATTTATATCAAAAAGGAAAGGATAACTAAAAATGAGCTACTATAATCAACCTCAAAATGATGGCTGGACAACAAGCGATGATTGTCAAAAGTGTGGAGCTGAAGCAGACTTTACACAATATCTTTGTAAAGCTTGTGAAGATGAGCGCGTCGCACAATGCCGCAATGATGGATTAGATCCATACGAGTAATAATATTTTTTTTATTTAATTAATTTACTTAGATGGGGTTTACTTCTACTTATTTAAGTATTAAGGCTAGTTGTACAAATAAAATTTTAAAACCTAAAGAAAAAGGATATATAACAAAATGTTAGATTTTACCCAAAAAAATATAATACAGAACGATAAATTTAAATTACCTTCACACTTAGATTTTGGTGTGTCTTATGAGCCTACACGCTTCGATAAAAGCAAGTATGTAATCAACACTAAAACAGATGAAGTCTTAGGCATTGTAGGTGAAGGCTTTAAGTGTGCTTCGCATCCAGATTTTTACCGAGGTGTATTTGATTGTATAAGTAGTCAATTCAGTGAGGATGATGTAGACAACGCTATCGTTAACTTTAGAACCGCACGTAATGGTGCTTGGTCGATGTTAGACATATCTTTCCCTACCAATAAAAAGCCTATCACTACAAAGAAACACAAAACTGAAGTAGCACAAAGATTGATTGCTCTTCACGGTGTTGATGGTTCCGCAAGCAATAAAGTCTTTACAGGAATGATAGATTTTTTCTGTACTAATGGAATGGTCACTGGTGATTACGATAAAGTGTTACGTAAGAACACATCAGGCTTTTCATTAGATGCATTCATTACACAGCTCAATAAATCACAGCGTGACTTTCAATCACAAGCTGATTTAATACAAGGTTGGGCTGATACAGAATTTACTGTGTTTGAAATTGAAGGTATCAAAGATTTGTTAGACGATATCGTTACAAGTCAAAAGAAATCTGAGAAACTTTACAACCTATACATGGAAGAGAGTGCAACGCGAGGTCATAACAAGTTTGCTCTGTATTCAGCATTCACTAATTACGCATCATACGCTGATGAGCGCAACGGGTTTGCATTGAGAGCGAATGGCAATGACACGCAAGCTGTATCGATGTGGCAACGCGAGAATGAAGTTTCTAAGCTAGTGTCTAACAAAAAGTTCTTAGAGTACGCTGTAGCCGCTTAAAATGAAGCTATAACCCCTTTCTTCACGGGAGGGGGTTTACATTTATTTATTCAGAGGTTAAAAGAAACACACACATAAGAGCCTAAAGTAAAAGGTAGAAGGTGGTAAAAACAAAATGACAGATAACAATAATCAAGAAACAAAACGTGAAGCATTCCAACGCATACGGGATATACGTTTACCAAAAATCCTTAAAGGTATTAAACTTTTAGGTAACCTATCCAGAAAAAACCAATACGAATATACATCAAGCGAAGCTTTTCTATTAGTTAGTAATATAACTAAAGAAGTTAATGCTATCGCTAAAAAGTTTGGTGTTGAAACAGGTCAACAGCAAGCTGAAACTTATATCAATACACAAAAGAAAATAGATCGACAATTATCTAACGGTGATAACTCTAATGTTAGTAAGCCTGAAAAAGAATTAACTCAAAATGCGAGAGCGGATATTCAATGGGGTTATGAGATGTTGTGTCGAGGCAATACAAATGAAGCTGTTACAATGATAGAAAGAGGATTAAGAAAATGACTACAGATACAGAGTATAAATGGTGGGAAGATTGGGAACTAATGGATAGACTTCTTTCCTATGATCCAGAAACAGGAATAATTTACGCTAAAGAAAGATCAGAGTGTGATTTTGAAGATCGCGGTTCAGGTAGTTCTTTTATTAGTGCTAAAGGATTAGCATCAAAGTATAACAAGGATACTTGTGGAAGACATATGTTCAATAGAAGGAGGAAGCCACCTAGAGCAACTTATTATTATCTTGTAGGTAGTATGTCTTATAAAGGACACAGTAAACAATTACAGGCTCATAGAGTAGCATTCTTTTTGTACCATAAACGTTATCCTGTATTCCCATTAACGATAGATCACATAAACCGTAATGGATGCGATAATAGGATAGTAAATTTAAGAGAAGCTACACCTAAAGAACAGTCTACTAATACTAGTATAAGTAAAGCGAATACATCAGGCGTTAAAGGTGTTAGCTTTTTAACTGCTAGAAATAAATGGAGGGCATCTATTAATATTAATGGTAAGAAAACTAATTTAGGTACGTTTGTAACATTGCACGAAGCAACATTAGCTAGAAAAAAGGCAGAAAATGACCTGGTCACATAACTTAAAAATATTTCTAATCCAGATGTTCGGACACGAGATACGAACTAAGTCAAACTTTCAACGGGTACGGCACGAGGCTTGGACACCTACTGTACCTAATGAAGAACCACCATTTTAAAAAGAAAGAGGATGATTGAATGATTAACTATAGATTTTTCGTTAGAGGTACAGTTGAAAGACCTATACTTATTGATGACGCTAAAGACTTACAGGAAGCTAAACGTAAAGCGATTAACGAGTGGTCTAACCTTACTGGTGGGTCACTCGATACAGGTGAGATTGTGCAATCGTGGATCGTTAATGTAGGTAATGGTCAAACATTAATACAAGATGAAACATCTATGTATGAACCTGATGAATCTTAGAAAAGAAAGGAGGATAATAAAATGGGTATATTTCAAACTTTACTAGCAGCTTTAATACTTAGTGGGGCATTTAGTACAGCTCCACCAGAACCAGAGCCAACGAGTACAGATGAAGCAGCTACCACCACAACAGATGAGTAGCACTAGTCATACAAACAAAGGGGCATCCCTAATGATGGGGTTGCCCTACAAATTGAACACTAAAGTAAAAGTAAGGAATTTGATAAAATGAATTGTTACGGAACAGTAAAAATATATAAAGTTGATAAGTCATACAAAGTAAGAGAGAAGGGTACTAAGCGTTATGTATTGAAAAGGCATAGAGACGAGAGGAAGTGGAAGTATAAACTAGTTGGCACAGATAAATATATACACGACATAGAAGACTTAGTTGTGATGCAACGAGAATGGCTAAGAAAATTTATGTATTCTGATGGGCTAAAGTTTGAGTATACCTTAGAGGAGATACACTAATATGAATAATGAGATACAGGCATTACTCATACGACTTAAACGGGTAGCAGAGTTGATTAAATTAGATGCAAGTAGGAAGTCTAGACCTAATGTTTTAGGTAGGGCTGATGAAATAGTAGCATTAATTAAACCTTTAGAAAAGATTTTTACGGATTGGGGTCTTATGTCTCAAGACGAACAATTGAAGTCTTGGTTAAAGTCTTGCCCCGTAGATTATCTTGAGGATATATACAGCAGAAAAATAGGCCAGAGAACCTATAGATTTGAGATATCAGAAGAACTAAAGGACACTATTATTGATTCATAAAGTATTGTACAATCTTATACTTATAGCTGTAGCTATTGTATTTGTTTTAATGGGGTTTGGATTTGGATGATTGAAAATGAGGAGGGTGAAGATGGTGATCCCGTAGATGATTGGTCTAACGAAGACCTATCACAATTAAATGAAATAAAAAATAAAGATGAGGCAAAAAAAGATGTGGATACCCGAAAAGATAAGAACAAACATATATCACTACGCAGTAAAACAACACGAACTAAGAAGAAAAAAAGCACGAAATAGGTGTCTCTTAATAGATATGTTTATGGGTAGGGATTATTGTATATTAGCTTGGTCACATTACACTACAAATAAGTATAGCTAATATGAGAAAGAATAAGAACTACACTATTAGTAGTACAAGTACAGTACGGCAAGCTTGTAACTTTTATTTTGGTACACCTAAGTTCCTCAGCCTTACAGGTAATACTCAAAAAGATTACGAGGCTGTATTAATTAATACTTGTAATACGCCCGTACAAAATGGTAAGTTGTTTGGAGGTATCAAACTTAAGGATGTTAGATTTAAGAACGTTACTTACTTGTACGATACTTGGTTAACTACGCGAGGTGTTAGGAGAGCTAATCATTACGCTACTTGTTTAAGCATACTGTTTAATACAGCAATCAGGCACGAAGCAATGATTAGCAATCCTGCATCCCTTATACAGCGCACTAAGAATAAACCCAGAAAGATTAAATGGAGTGAGGAACAAGTTAAGTTGTTCTTAGATACCGCATACAGTGACTTTAAATGGCGATCAATCGGTTTAATAGCTCATATGGCTTACGATTGGGCACAACGTATGGGAGATATGCGGCTGCTACAGTGGTCTAACATAGACTTTGACGCAAAGAGATTAGACTTAGAGCAAAGTAAACGTAGAGCCGATGTACATATACCGATAGATGATAGTTTAATTAAGATGCTTATACAACAAAGAGAAGACTTTGGTTTCCAGGATTATGTAGCACCTAGAGTAACACCTAGGAATGGGAGCTATAGCCCTTATAACAATCAAGAAATATCTGCACTAGTGAATGAAGTCAAAGAAGAGGCAGGGCTGCCTAATGAATTATGGGGCATGGATTTAAGACGGACAGGTATTACAGAGATGGTGGAAGCTGGTGTAGACATTACAGGTATTATGCAAGTCAGTGGACACAACAGCCCACAAAGTGTTATGCCTTACTTAGTTAATACATTTAGTGGGGCATCAACAGCATTAAACAAAAGAAAGGCTAATAAAAAATGAACATAAAGTCTTACTTAGATACCTTAACGATAGCTGAGGGGCAGCGCTTACGAATGGATTGCCCTCAGTGTAAAGCGCGTAATACTTTTACGGTATGGAAAGATAATGGCTTGCTTGTTTACCATTGTTTCAAGCTTAGTTGTACAGTTAGAGGAGCATACGGTGTTAACCTTACAGCGGATGAGATAAAGATAAAGCTACAGGGGCACACTAAAAAAGAGAAAACAGAATTAGATAGGATGGATGTACCAGAGTATGTAGTTAAACCATCAGTTGAGCACCCTCTAATACAAGATTATATAAGAAGATGGGGGCTTTACGATGAGGAGCTAATGTATGACGTTAAGGATAGACGTGCCGTATTTCTTATAAGAGAAAACAATAGATTAATTGATGCAGTAGGTCGCTCACTAGATGGGATCGCAACTCCTAAATGGTTTAGGTATACAGGAGAAGCATCTGTATTTACACGGTTATTAGGCTCTTCAAACGGAATTGTAGTGGTTGTTGAGGACGTAATTAGTGCTATAACTATTGCACACTTATTCCCTAACACAACAGGCCTAGCTATTTTAGGTACATCATTAGGTGAGGCACAAATGCAACACATACAAAACTATTTTAAGGTAGTCGTAGCGTTAGACCCTGATGCTGCACACAAGACTTTGCAATACAAACGAGATATAGAAGCATGGACGGGGTTAGACACTATGGCTTTTAGGTTAGTAGATGATATAAAATATAAGGTAGAAGAAGATATAGATAGATTGGAGAAAATATTAATATGATAATTTATAATAGAACTAGTGATTTAGAGGAAACTAAAGAATCATTAAAAGAGGCAATAAGGCTTGCTAAAGATTGTGCAGAGAGAAACGATCACAAGTTACAATATAGTAATCCTTATAATAGAGAAGCGAATAGGCTTAGAAAATTAATACAATTAATAGAACTCACTGACACAGTAGAAGATTATCAGAACGCTGGTCTTGTTTTAATTAATGGTAAATTTGTTGTTAGTCTTAGTAACAATAAATGGAGAGTTATACACAAAAACAAATGGTACAGACATAGAAGTGATTTAAAACATTTTGTAAATAACTATATATATAAAAAGAAAGCATAATAAATGATGGAATTAGCTCTCATCAGAACGCTGATGAACAAAGAGTTTTACGAGAGACACAAAGGTATACGTTGTCCAGATAAGATATTCACTAAAGATACCCGTAAGATTAAACAAGCGTTAGACTACGCTATGAAAGAGTACGATTCAGATTTAAGTACATCTGATCTAGAGGCTTTATTCTTTTCGTCTAATCAAACAATGACTACAGCTAACAAAGAAATGTATCGCTCTCTTTTTAGTAAGATAAATAAAGAGCAGCCTATGAATAGTAATATTGCTGAAGAAGTACTGTCTAAGTTGTTTCAACAAGTTGTAGGTGAGGAAGTAGCTAACCTAGGTTTTGATTACGTTAACGGTACAGTCAATTCATTAGAACCTATGCGTAAGATACTGGATATGTATCAAGATGATTTTACACCTAATTTAAAGATAGATTGGGAGGATATGTCACTAGATACTTTGCTAGAAGCGGCAGACATACAATCACAATGGACGTTTAACATACCTAGTTTAAAACGTAGAGTGGAAGGTATATCAGGTGGTCACTTTATAATTGTAGGAGCAAGACCTAACTGTGGTAAGACATCCTTTCACGCATCTATTGTTGCTGGTCCGAATGGTTTTGCTCACCAAGGAGCCAAGGTTGTTGTTCTATGTAATGAAGAACGGTACGATAGAGTAGGCGGTAGATACTTATGTGCTGCATCTAGTATGTCTCTAAAAGAGATAAAAGAAAATAGAGCCTTGGCTGCTTCCCGTTATAATCCTGTACACAGTAATGTAAAAGTAAAAGATAGTATGGGTAAAGACTTAGCTTGGGTAGAAGCTGTTATTAAACAAGACAGACCCGACATAGTTATACTAGATATGGGTGATAAGTTTGCTCAAAAGACAAGTGATAAGTCTGATGTATACCTTAAAGATGCAGCTATTCATGCGAGAAACATAGCTAAGCAGTATGATTGCGCTGTCATATGGATGTCACAGTTAAGTGCAGAAGCGGAAGGTAGGGTGCGTGTAGATCAATCCATGCTTGAGGGCAGCCGTACAGGTAAAGCAGCAGAGGCTGACTTAATGATACTACTAGCGCGTAACCCTGTGACGGATGAATCTGAAGAGGAAGACACTCAAAGACATTTAGTGGTCGCTAAGAATAAGTTGACAGGGTGGCATGGTCGTGTTATCTGTGACTTCAATTATCAGGTAGGGAGGTATGAAGGATGAAACTAACACTTGACGTAGAGAACACCGTCA